CTTCAGGTTATTGAAGATTATGGGATTGAGTAGCACAAAAAAAGCACCTAACAGAAGTCAGGCGCTAATCAAAATAACTAACTGAATTATAACACGAAAGGAGCAAAAATGGAAGCAGTTGAAATTGTAAGAATTAAAGATGTGATCATTGAAAAAGTCTCTGCTAATGATGAAGAATTAGAACACATCTTTGGATGCTCAAAGCGACAAGCGGGAGACATGAGACGCGAGATGAAGAAGCTACCTAGCCAACAGAAGCATCTTAGGAATGATGGCCAACTTGTCACGATTAAAGGTTTTGATGCCTACCTGAAATACAGAGGCAGTCGAGATTGGAAAAAAGAAATGGTGAAAAGCAAGAAAATGAGGTCAGTCGGATGAACCTACTAGCAAGAATTAAAAACTACTTTTCGGAAGAGGTCGAAGAAACCAATCTGGACTGGAGAGTGGTCGCTCTGGATCTCAATCGATCACTGATTGAGATCCAAGAAAAACTTCAAAATGCCAATCAGCGTATTGCTGATCTTGAAAACATTGTAGCAATCTATAAAGAAAAGGAAAACTCAAAATGATGGAATACATTTACCTGGCAACAATCGTTGGAATCACCCTGTGGTCGCTAGTAAATAAACTAGATGACCACGCTGAAATGAAACAGAAAGAGCACCAGCGAATAGCTAACAATGTCGCACGGATGAACCTGAGAAATTCAGATAAGCAATTTACTTACGATGTAGAACCGCCCGAAGGGTTGAAATAAGGAGGAGAAGCATGACTCAAGCTGAACGAATCAGGGAATATTATAGAGAGCACCCTGCTGCCTCATGCGATGAAGTAGCTGAGGTCGTTGGTACAACAAATAGTAATGTGAGAGCGAACCTGGCCAAAGACATCAAGGCAGGCAGATGCGTTCGCTTGGAAGATAAGTCATACGACTACTCGCCTTACTTTAATCACACACAAGCGCTCACGGAGTTGGTCGACTGGAAGAATGATACTAGACGTGAGTGGGTGGATATGCTGACAAGAGCAGCAGAGAAAGAAACTGATAGCAACGTTATGCGTTTGCTAATCAAAGAAGCAAATAAATTGATGAAAGAGGTGACGAAGTAATGGCAACACTTTATGAACTAACAGGTCAATTCCTTGATATTTATAACATGGAATTAGACGACGAAACAAAAGCAGACACGCTTGAGGCCATCGATTGGCAAGAACAATTTGAACAGAAAGCGGAAGGGTATGCCCATGTTATCAAGAATCTAGAAGCAGATGTGGCCATGTACAAGGCTGAGGAAGATAGCTTTAAAGCCAAGAAACAGGCGGCACAGAAAAAGCTGGATTATGTTAAAGATAACATTATGACAGCGATGAATGTCACAGGTCAAACCGAGGTCAAGAGTGGTGCCCTGATTATAAAAATTGCTAAGAATCCAGAATCAGTCAAGGTCAATGAAGACGATCTTCCGAAAAAATATTTTACAAAAAAAGTGACGCTTGCGCCGGACAAAAAAACACTCAAAGAGTTGCTTAAATCTGGCAAGAAAGTCAAAGGAGCTGAACTCATTCGAACAGAAAAGTTGGTGATTAAGTAATGGAATTGATGAATAAAACACGAGTAACGGATTCACTAGCAGTTGTGATTGGACCAGAATCGATCGAAGTACTTGTTACAGAAGGATTTCTGTTCGATGTTGCGATTCGTTTTGTGAAAGTAGACGAAACAAATCTTGATCAAGGAAATGAAAAGCCAGTATTCACTCCAGAGTACAAGCTGGTCACAGTCGCTAAATACAAAGAAAAACCTATCTTTGAATCCGAGGAAGATATTCGAAGATTCGAAAAACAAGCAAAAGAAATTAAGACTTTGTTTGCTTTTGCAAAAGTGAATAAACAAAATTGGTTTAACACAGCCCTTTATCCAGGTGTTCTGACGGAGAAAGTTGGTGTCTGATGAAAATTTTAGCAATTGATCCATCAAGCAACAAAATTGAAACTAGTACAACAGGGGTTGTCTTGTTGGATAATGCAAAGCTTGTTGACTATTGGGTAGTGCCTTATGGCGCTCAAAACTTTAAAACCTGGTTCAAAGAGATTGGTCGCGGTCTTGAGTTTGATATAGCGGTCGTTGAAAAATTTGAGGTTAGGGACAATGATTATTCCAGGGACAACTCAGTAGTTGAGACCATTGCAGCTATCGAACTATGTTATCCAGACTTGGTTCTGCAGCGTAACGCAGGTTATCAGACAGATATACCAAATGACTTGCTGAAAGCTCTTGGACTATGGTCCTTTGAAAAGAGCCACCACAATGATGTGAGGGCAGCTGCAAGACTTGGACTCTTCTACGCCCAGAGAAATGACATTGAGGAGGTGATTGTGGATATTGGCAATCGAATTACGCAAATGGCAAGCTGAAGCAGTTAAACGAAGCGACCGTAATTGCCCTGGGATTTTCCTTGAGGCGTATGGGGGGCGTGGTAAGACCATCTGTGCTTTTGAAATAGCTAAGCACAAGTCAGCGAAAAAAGTCCTGGTTATCAATAATCGTTTAGCTATCCTGAACGGATGGAATAGCACTTATCAAAATCTAGGATACAACACTGATTTTGAATTAGAAACGATGACGGACCGCAGATTGCAGAACAGACTTGCAAGCGGTGAGTCTATTGAGTGCGATGTGTTCATTATTGACGAATGGCAGAATATGTCCAGCGAGGCCAATGTGAAGGCTTATCGCAAGGTCAAACGTGGCTATACTGTAGGTCTGTCAGCAACTCCCATCAGGAAGAAGGGGCAAAACTTCTACCCGCTTGAAAAAACATTTTTTGGAATGGCTGATCCTAACCAAAAGGAAAACTGGCAACTAGCCCACGGGAAGATGAAGTATTCCAAGTTCAGCTATTCTAAGCAAGAATGGGATGACTTCCAAGATTATGAAAGCTACGTGGCTAATCTGCCGAACTTTTTCCGCTGGGAAGATGTTGAGGCGATTGAGGAAGCCGAAGAAAACAACGGATTTGAGGTTATCTTTGAGCCCGTCTGGTGCCTAACTGCTAACCCGGAAGAACTGGAACAATTTAGGAGATTAAATATTGTTGGAAAAGATGGCAAGTACGCTATGGCAAAACAGACATTTGGCCGAAAGACTTTCGAACGATATTTAATCCAGACAGGATTTGAGGTTGACTTCCCAAAGTTGAAGGCTGTTAATGCAGATACTCCAATGCTACTTCAATTGGATCTTCTGCTGGCTAGTAAGACAGAAATGTTGATAGTCAGCAAATCTAAGCAGATTGTAGAGGTCATTCGAGAACGTCATCCAGAAATTGGTATTTGGACAGGAGATAAGAAGGACTCTCTTGAACAGACAAACGTTGTAGCTACAAGTCAGGTGTTGGGTGTAGGTGTGGATGGTCTACAACATAAATTTAAGACTATTGTAATTTTAGATCCTGTCAGTCCGTCTGACGGAGATTATGACGATTATCGCCAGCTTTTATGGCGAGTAACAGGCAGCCGTCAACAGCATGACGTGCGTGTCATTGAATTTTATTTTTAAGGAGAATCAAAATGAAACTTTCAAGTGATTATATTGTAATGCGTGACAAACGAAGCGGACATTTTTTAAATGAACTCAAGAACAAACATTCTTCATTAGCTACCAAGGCCGGTTTTGTGGATGATATTCGAGGCGCTCTTACAATGCCATACAATTCTTATCTCGAACAGAAAACAGCGGTAAAAGCATTGGCCAAAGTACACGGAATGGAGATTGTTCGGGTTAAGGCTACATTTGATCTAACTTATCCAAATGGTGGAGAAGTTCAAAAAATCGAGCGTGAGAATAAAAATATTGGTTTGTTTGACCTATTGAGAAGTTTATAAAAGGGGGATTTATGGTAACAAAACAACAATCTCCAATCTTTGTCACTTTACAGAGCATCCAGCAGAAGTTGGTTGCTCCGAAAGGACAGTATAACAGTTTTGGGAAGTATAGCTATCGGAGCGCTGAGGATATCCTAGAAGCGCTGAAGCCAATCTTGCAGGAACACGATGCAGTATTGATTTTGCAAGATGGAATTGTGCAAATCGGTGACAGGTACTATGTTGAAGCAACTGCGACTTTGTATGCAGTTGGTGAAACTATTGGGACTACAGCATATGCTAGAGAAGATGATAGCAAAAAAGGTATGGATGGCAGTCAGGTTACAGGAGCTGCATCCAGCTATGCCCGAAAATACGCCCTAAACGGGCTCTTTATGATTGATGACAACAAGGATCCTGATACGGATGAATATCACAATCAGAATAACCAGGAGTCAAGCAAGCAAAAACCAGCTGGACAGAAAGAGCCACCGGCTGAAAAACCTGTAAAAAGCAATACATTGAAAACAATTACAGGAGCGCAGGCTAAAGCTATCCGGACTGAACTAAAAAATATGGCTGAAGCTACTGGTAGCCCAGCTGCTGCAATTGGGAACTGGTTCATTGGTAAGATGGGTGTTGACAAACCTGAGAACATTCCAGCTTCTCGCTTAAAAAAAGATCAAA